CTAAAACTCTGTCGACTGCTAACCGGCCTCAGAAAATGTGCCGGACTAATCGCGTCGTGGGGTGAGTCGTGGCAGACAAGCCAAAGAAAGTCTGGTACAGCAAAAGCAACATCTTTGGTGTGTTGCAAGTCGCTGCCGGAATCACCGGCGTCCTGATCGGGTCTGAATTCGTTCAGCAATACCCGACCGCAATTTCCGCTGCAGTAGCAGTTTCCGGAGCAATCACGATCGGATTGCGTCTTATCACTTCCGTGCCTGTGGAGTGGTAATCGATGGCTAAAAAAGCCCCCGCAAAGAAGGCACCAGCAAAGCGAAAGCCACGAGCAAAGAATCGGGTTGACATCGCTGGCGAAAAACTGACAAAAGAACTCACGAAGTCAATCGCGTGGCGGTCTTGGTTAGTCAGTGGGGCCAAGGCTGCCGCGTTGATTGTTTGCGGTGCTGTGGCTGGAGTTTATGCAGCGGGTGGCATTCCGATTGGGCCGGGGCCAGTGCCTGCGGATTCAGTCTCTGCCGTGTTTGACACGCAGGAATCTACGTTTCGCAGCCTGTCAGGAGAGCGAGCCAAAGCACTCCGCGCCGGGGAAATCAAGAGTGAGGCAGATTCAGCCGCCTGGATGTCATCGCGGTTCATCCCAAAGGCTGAAGCGGCGTGGATTGTGTTGCTGACCGAAGAGGCGAAAGCATTTGGCGGCGAGCAATGGACGGCTGAAAAGGAAGCCAACCACATTGAGAGGTACTCGCGATGAGTGATCCACTGCAATTTTACGGGCTGCTGCCATCGACACCGGAAGGCATCCGAGAGGTTCTGTCGACGTTTCGCGTCAAAGCAATGGCCGAAGATAATCTTCCAGGCTGGGAAGACCGATTGGAGACACGCACTAAACTGCTAATGTCGATCATGCGAAAGCAAAATCAAAAGCGTAGCGACTGCGAAGGCAACGCGACGGCGAACGGGGCAGAAGCTCAGCATCAGTGGGTCAACGGAACCATCGTTCAATACTCGGATACGTACGGATATCAAGGATCTGAACGAATTATGGGCCGCACAAACGTGGGCCGAGACTCAGGCGCGTCGATGGAATCAGGTGTGATTCTCCGCGTTGAAGGAATCAAGTCTCTTGCGATTGCTCCGGGGCTGCCATTGGAGTCGGACTGGGCTTACGAGCCATACGAGCGGGATGTCGGCCGATTTGAGACACGGGCAAAGACTGCAAAAATCCAGAACACATTTGTTGCCGAGTCCGGGGCACTCCCAGAGTTCAGCCAGTTGCTTTTGAGCTTGGCAGCCGGTGGCGTCGGGCACATCGGAACATACTGGCCGTTTAGGGTGTCGGACGTGGGCGGATATAAGTGCATGGATTCAGCCCCGACTGGCGGCGGCGGTCATGCGACAGAGATCATCGGGGCCATTCGCATTGGCGGCAAGTGGTATCTGACTGTCTGGAACTCGCACGGATACGGAGCGTATCTGATGAGCCAGCGAGCCTATGAGCAGCTCCAGAACAAGCAATGGAGCCCATTCGGCGGCTATCTGATCATGCCAGACAAGCCAGTCGAGCGTTACCACAATCGCGTCGTGTCCGGTGGCGGATATTTCAGTCCAAGCAGGGGGGTTGCGTAATGAGAATCGCTTTGATTTTTTGCCTGCTGTTTGCAATCGGATGCGGAGCAACAGAACTGCCATCACCAGAAGTGCAGGCCCGTGCGTCTGAGTTGTCTGCATTGCTGACATCGACCAAAACAGTCGAGACAAAATCAGACGAGATCCTGAAGGTCGTTGAGTCGAACACAACCGCACTGGCCGCGATACAGGCCAACATCGAAGCACTACAGGTCAAATCCGAAACCCTCAAAGGTCAGGAGGTGATCCAGTCTAGTGAGCCGCCGGCAAAAGCGAACAACACCCCTAACTCCTCTCAAGTCGCTACGCCGGCGGCTTCTTCTTCCCGTGTCGCGTCGGACGGCACTGTCCTGCGTTGGAACATTGAAGGCAATTGGGATCCAGCGATTCTGGAAACCTCGCAGCATCTCGGGCAGCATCACGGCATCGACACGAACGGCATGACTCACCAGCAAATGGCCGACATTCATGCGTCGATTCACGATGGCAAACAGATTCCAGTTTCAGCAGTCAGGGTTAAAAATGCGGGTGCGGTTTCGAATTGTCCCGGCGGGATGTGTCCGACAAATCGAACACAGCGACGACGAGGACTTTTCGGAGGCTTGTTTAGATGAACTTGATCAAGCCGATCGATCTTCGACACCTAAACATCCGCGAAGCAATTCAGGCGGTCATCAGCGGACGCATCGAGCGGATCGAGTTCAGCGAGACGGTTAACCTAAAACTGAAGCATGACAGAGAACAAGCAATCCTGACCATCACAGACGGGACGGTCGAGGTTGATATTCCGGGGCCAATCAGCCCGGACGTTTTGCGGGTCACAGCGTTTGAAGATCATGCTTTGGTGGACTTGAGATTGAGTCAGATCAGGGTGAATTACTGATGAGTCTTGAAAACGCAATCATAGCGGGAGTGATTTTCGAGCGTGGAGTCATCACGCAAGGCAGAACGCTGGCCGCTGACGGTCGAGATGAAAGACTGCACATCAATCATTACGGTCGCAAGATGTTGAGGTTTGCAGAACGTGGACGCATCAAGGCGAGTGATTCAAACGAAGATATTGCGGCGGCATTGTCATCGGGTGTTTTGGTGTGGTTGTTCTGGCAGATCGCTCCAGACCTGCTGATGTGGATTGTCGAAGCGATCCGAAAACGAATTTGGCAACAAGATTGACAACAGGAATTGGTGTAAATGGGAACATCAATAGCAGTTGTGATGGGGTGGAGCCCAAAGCAGGCAGTGTTCGGAGTTAAATAATGTGGGTAAACGAAGCTCCGCCGGAACAACTCGCCACAATGATCGAGTACTGCGCTGCTCTGAAGTTGGTTTCGGGTCCAAACGGGGAAATTTTTTACGCTAACGCCGCGTTTCGTGAGTGGTCCGAGTATTCACTGTTCGAACTAAAATCAATCGGATGGAAGAAACTAAGTGTTGAGAATGACTCACTTACCGCAGATATTGAGGCAGCCAAGCAGGTGGGTGACGGATACATTCAGAGTTACACAGTTCGAAAGCAATACCGAACAAAATCAGGGGCTGCACACTGGGGAAACCTTTCAGTAATTCGGTATCCCGCATCCGGTGAAATACAGTGTTACTTTTGCGTTTGGGAACCGTTTAAGAATGGCACTTCAACAGCCTTTGCAATGGCAATGGAACACACTCAGAAACTGGATGCGAGAATTGAAGCGATGACAGTTGAACTCAAGGCGATAACGACGCAGACGGATGAGGATAAATTTGTTCTTGGAGCAATCAGAATGGTTCAACGACACCCAAAAATTGCAGCCGGGTTTATGATCATGGCCCTGTCCATTTTTGGGCTAAACAACGTCGTTGAACTGCTTCAGAGAACGGGGCTGATCCAGCTTCCAGTGAAGATTGAAAAGGAGCCGACACATGCAGCATTGGCAAATCAAATTGGCACTGTGGTTGATTCGACGGGCCATAAAATCACGACGCCAGCTGGCACAGAAATCAAATGGCAGTTTGTTGGTCAGCGACGGTACAAATCCGTGTCAGCTGCAGATAGATGCGTTGGATGCGGCGGCTGTGGATGTGGACAATGCTCTTGCGGTACTGCAGGACAGGGCGATGGCACTGATGATGTGCCAGATGGAAAACATGCAGCGTTGACGTTTTGAGGATCGGATCTGTTGATCCGCTGTTGATTAAAACACGAGGAAACTATGACATTTCCAGCATCAACGACGAACATGACATTGCGGCTTGATGCAGCTTCGTCTGTGATCGGTTCAGTGTCGCCGGATGTTGCCGCAAGCGAAGCCGGTGTCGTTCGTCGCTGGGTAGATTCGGTAGCGTCTCGTCAGTTCAATCAGTCGACAGCAACAAACCAGCCAGCATACGGAGCAAGACTCTGCAATCAGAATCCCGGATTGCAGTTTGTGTCGGATGATTCATTAACCTCATCAATCGCATTGTCTACGCTTGTCACTGCTTCGGCGTTCGAAATTGCAATTGTGTTTCGGTGCGACGGTGTCCTGACAAACAATGCCAGTCAGTGGCTAAACGATGCGCTTATTTGTGATGAGTCTGGATTCTTTGGATTGTTCGTGCGAAACCTTTCCGGAACACCAACTCTACATGCCTATGTCTGGGACGGTGCGGCAAAAGTCGTTTCGCAGACGATCACTCTTGGAAAGACTCACGTCGCGTATTTTCGAAAGACTGGCGGAAGCCATTTTCTATCGCTCGACGGTGGATCTGAGGCTTCAGTTGCGTCTGGGAATATAGCGACGATTACCGGCAATTTTGCCATAGGAAATCGCGCGAGCGTCAATGCTCGATTTAACGGTGCGATCGGTGAAATGCTCGCCTTTAACGCCGCTCGATCGTCGACGGATCGCAACGCTGATATCAGCTACCTGGTGTCGAAATACTCCACGACAGGAAAGCGAGCTGGTTACGAGTGGTCTCGCGTACTTGTGCAGTCTGGCGGCCGTCTTGATTCGCTTGCGGACCTTGGCGGCGGAAACATGTTGTCTGCTTCCAGATCGCCGAATCCAGCAAAAGTGTACGGCAGCACGAACAGCGGAGTATCATGGTCGCTCTATGAGGCGGTCGGAACTGCAGATTTGACGACGGTTGATTCTGCTGGCAGCGGCACGGCCTACATGGTTGATGAAAATTCCAAGGTTTACAAAACCACGAACTACGGTGACACATGGACCGATTTGGGGCAGTTGTCATCGGCCACGCCGGTCAGCCCCTTCGCTCGGTGCTATGGATTGCTTGTCACTGCTGCCGGATCAATCCTCGTTGCTGATATGGCAAATACTGGCGGGCGAATCTTCCGGAGCACTGACGGCGGTGCATCCTTTACAAATCTCGGAACGATTGGGACTGGTGGAATTTATCGTTTCTGCGCTGTTGGTGACGGCTTCCTGTGCAATGACACGAGTGGCCGAATTTACAAATCGATTGACGACGGGGCTACGTGGACCTCGAAGGGTCAGTTGGTCGCGTCGGCACTTTGGGCAATCGTCTATTGTGGTGGCGGTATTTGTCTTGCCGCATCGGAGTCTGGGCAGATTTTCAGAAGCACAGACAACGGTGAAAACTGGTCAAGCGTTATCACTCTGAATGGTGGTGCCGATGATTTCGCGTGGTTGAACGGCACCGTGATTTACAGCACATACACAAGCCGCAAGCAGTTTTATCGGAGTGATGATTCTGGAGCGACTTGGTATCTCGCCGGAACATTGGGCAGCGATTCGCTTGAGCATGTGATAGCGGTCGGGAATCGTTTTGTCGGCGTGACGAACGCCGGGTTTGTTATTCGCTCAAATGAGCAGTCAGGCGTGATAATTCCTCCGCCTCACGTTCGCTGTCCTACGTGTCTCGGAGCAGGAGTAATTGCGGCATGAGTTATCCACGTAACGCAGCAAGTCCGGAAAGAGTGTCGATCGGTGCTGTTGTGCAGATCAGCGACGGAGCGGTACAGACCTCCGGTGTGTCAGTAACAATCATACCGTTCGGTGGCACCGAAACAGCAGCAGCAAACTCTCCAGCGTACTCATCGGCAGGCTGCGTTCTGTACACGCCATCGCAGGCCGAAACGAATTACACATCGTTCGTTTTGATTGCGAGCAAATCAGGGTGCTGGCCTGCGAGCGTTACCGTCATCACTGGGGCAAATCCGACAGCAGGACTGGTGCAGGTGGGCGGCTATGCGAGCGGCCAAGCACCTTTGCAGCCTCTGGTTGCTGGTCGGCAGATTGCTGTTTCTGCGACGACAGGAAAGGTAACGGCAGAAGCAGTGGAACTGGACTCCGCTGTTGGTACGCAGATCACGAACATTGAAAACGCTGCAGGCTACACGTTGGCAGTGTTAGCCGGTGCATGTGCAGATCCGCAGACATCATCGGAGACGTACGCAATCACTGCGTTCGGTTCAACGTTTACCGTCGACATGGCTGGCCAAACTTCCACAGGAACAAGGACAGCGCCAACGCTGACGAAATCATGAGCACAGGAAGATTTGCAAAACGAGGTTTCGCGTTTCAGGGCTTCGCGTTTCGGACGTGGGGTTTAGCTGGGGCTGGAGAAACGACTGCCACAGATCCAGTTGCAGGATGGACTACACCCACTGCAAAGCGGCATTTTGTGGCATCGGCGGCGAAACGGCTAAGCATAACAACGCCACAGGACAGAGTTTGGATTGCGAGGGCTGACAATGGCTGAGTGTGTGCAATCAATCAATGTGATCTGTAAGCACGTTGAGTCGAACGACACCTATTACGTCGATCTGGCTCCTCGTCTTGGGACTGGTGAGACTGTCAGCAGCATCACCTCTGTCACGCCTTCAGATGCGAACATGACAGCAGGATCGGCTTCAGTGTTAACCGGGGCAACAACAGTCACTACAACAAGCAGAGATGAGCAGGGAAACACAACGACGTTAACCTATGTAATCGCTGCAAACAAAGGGGCATCGTTCACGCTGTCAGGTGGCTCTGTTGGTGCAGGATGCAGCACAGTGACAGTCAAATTCGTTAAGAGCACAGGCAAGACTGATGCGGTTGATTGCTTGGTTGAGGTGCATGGAGTTGATGTATGAAATGTGCTGACTGCGATGGTTTAATTGGACAGGACAAGGGGCCATCAGATGGATGGCAATTGGAGGATGGCAGAACAGTTTGCCATGCCTGCTGTGTCAAAGACTTTAGGAAGATCGTCGATGCCGTCATCACCAAAGACATTCAGAAGCAGTGAGAGACGCAAGGAACGTGAGCAGTTTCGAGGGTCAAAGCAGAGCAGGGGATATGGGGGTGAGTGGGAACGCATCAGCGTATTGAAGCGACAACAAAGCCCAGTGTGCGAGGTGTGCAAGGATGCTCCTGCTGATGATGTTGACCACATCGTGCCATTTGATGGAGTGAATGATCCGAAGCGGACAGAATGGCAGAACCTGCAGAGCATCTGCAGAGCCTGCCACAACGGCAAAACTCATGGCGGGAGGGGGCGAAAATGTTGAAAGCGATACAACGCCAGAACCGCCTTTACCTCGCACGCATTTTTCCGCAAAATTTATGAAATTAGAAGATGGGTAGACCACGAAAACCAACGGCGTTGAAAATCTTGCACGGCGATTTTGCCAAAGATCCGCAACGTCGGAACAAGGCGGAACCGCTGTTGCCATCAGAAACTCCAGACTGTCCGGCATGGATGAAAGGCGACGCGAGAAAAGAATGGATCCGGATCATGGCAGAAATCAAATCCATGAAGGTGATGACACTTCCGGATCGTGCCGCAATGGAACAGTATTGCGTTCTCTATGGAACATGGCGAGACGCACTGCGAGCTGTGGCAAGAGAAGGAGCCGTCTTGAGTTCTGAGCATGGATCGTATGAAAACCCGTCATCGAAAATTGCACTGCGCTGCTCGGCAGAAATGCACAAGTATTTGTGCCAGTTTGGCTTGACTCCGGCATCAAGATCAAGGGTAAACGTAACACAAGAAACGGCACCAGCGAGGATGAGACGACAGCGGTGAAAATCGACAAAGTCACAAAGCGATGGATTCGGAACGAAGCCGACGAAAGAGCGGCTGCGAACGGATGCCGCATGGACGAAGCTCGAGGCCAGTTCGTAATTGATTGGGCGCGTGATAATCTCGTTCTCTGGGAGGGTGACTGTGCAGGACTGCCGTTGATTGCGAGCGATTGGCAGGCAGATTGTGCAATGCGGCTGTTCGGCTGGGTCAAGATGTCTGCCCGATGGAAACGCGAGGTGCGGCGATTTCGAGAGGCGTTGATTGGCAAGCCGAAGAAAAACAAGAAATCACCGACGGTTGCGTGGTGGGATCTCTACTTACTTGATGGCGACGGAGAGCCAGGCCAAAACGTTTACACAGCAGCCAAGGACGGACAACAGGCCCGAATTGTTCAAGGCCACGCAATCAAGATGGTGCAGGCATCGCCAACGCTGTCGGCATACATGCGGATCAACAAAACTGACTCAAGTATCACGGTCGACGAAACGAACTCAGCAATGCGGATTCTGAGCAGCGACAACGTTGCATCTCAGAAGTCAAAGGAAGGGCTGAACGGATCATGCTCAGTGGATGAAATCCACGTTGTAGACGCTGAGTTTATGAAGCGAATTAGCCGCATGGGCATCAGTCGTTCAGAGCCAATGATTATTCAGGTGACGACGGCTGGCAACGATCCAACGAGCTATGGAAAACAGCGATACGACTACGGCAAGCGGGTTGAATCCGGTGCATTTGAGAACGAGTCGTTTTTCTTCGACTGGCACGAAGCACCACCGGACCTGACGGACGACGATCTGAAAAAAGATCCGATCAAGTTTGGCATGATGGCCAATCCAGCTTGGGGCCACACGGTTGGAGAAGAGGAATTCATTGCGGACCTGCAGAGCTGCGATACGCCGTCAGCGTTGCGAACGTTCAAAATGTACCGTCTGAACATCTGGCAGCAGTCATCGAATCCATTTCTGCAGGCTCACGATTGGGAGGCTTGTCAGCGTGAAGTGTCGTGGGAACATCTTGAGACGCTGCCATGCTGGGCAGGGCTCGACTTGTCAAGAACTCGAGACTTGACGGCACTCTGTCTTTGCTTCAAAGACCATGACGGCACGCTGCACTTTCGATGGTGGTTCTGGATGCCTGAAGACACGGCAAAACAGCGTGTTGCGGCAGCGCCATTTACTGATTGGGAGCATGACGAAAAGGCTCAATTGACCCTGACAGATGGTGACTGGATCGACTATGATTATGTCTGGTCAACACTGTGCGAAATTGGGCAACGTTTTCAGATACAAAAGCTACTTTATGACAAGCGATTTGCAGACTATTTGATTCAGCGGGTGATGGTTGGAGAACAGAACAGTGACGGAACTTGGAAGCATCGGCCGGCAGAGTTTCCAATTGAGGAATGCGGGCAAGGCCCGTTTGTTTTGAATGAGCCAATCGAGGAATTTGAAAAGCTCGTGATGTCTCATAAGTTGACCCACGATGGAAACCCGATCGCCGCATGGCAAGCCAGCAACGTGACGAGGGGAAAGAATGGCCTGCTCTGCAAACCTAACGGGAAAGATGATGTTCGGACAATCGACGGAATGCAGGCGGCCGTCATGGCTCTTGCTGGTGTCGAAAAGGGTGAGTCAAGCTTTGCATATTCCACCGCCGGTTCAGGCGTCGTTCTTTTCTAAGGTGCTTTGAATGTACGGCGTTTCTGAAATCATCGCAAATCCATCCCCGATCGGCAGCGGTCTGCAGAACTTGTCCGCGCGAGAGCCAGGCGGATGGACATCGATCATCGGCGGCGGAAAATCATCGGCTGGCGTTCGCGTAACGCCAATGTCAGCGATGGGCTACCCACCGTTATGGCGTGCCATCAATCTGATTAGCTCACGGGTGTCGTGTCTTCCGTTCGATTGCTTTCAGCGTAACGGCAGCGACCGGACCTATGACGAATCGCACCCGGCAAACGTCATGTTTTCCGGCGACATAAACGAGAACATGGACGCAGGCACGTTCATCGAAGTCATCACGGCGATGGCGGCACTGTACGGCAACGGCTATGCGGTCATCGATCGAGACTCACGCGGCAATCCGCTGGAAATGTATTTGCTGGATCCGCAGAAAACTTTCCCAGCGTTTTACGATGGAGCACTGTGGTACGTCACGCGAATTGATCACGAGGAAATCAAGTTCCCGCAGCGTGACGTTTACCACATCAAGGGATTGAGCCACAACGGAATTCAAGGCATTAACGTCATCGACATCATGAAGGACGCATTAGGCGTCGGGATGGCGGCTCAGCAGTTCGGTGGCCGGTTCTTTGGCCAAGGGTCAAACGCTGGTGGTATCCTGATGATTCCGGGGCACTTCAGCGAAGAGAAAATCAGAAACACGATCGACGCATGGGAGAAGATGACGCAGGGGCTGCAGAAGGCTCACAAGGTTGCGTTGCTGCAGGATGGGGCGAAGTTTCAGCAACTCACCATCACCAACGATCAGGCACAGTTCCTTGAAACGCGGCAATACGAAATCCGGGCAACGGTCGGAAACATTTACGGCATTCCACCGCACAAGCTCGGAGATGATACGCGAACGAGCCACAACAGTCTGGAGTCAGAGAATCAGTCCTTGCTTGACGACTGCCTCAACGTATGGCTGAAGCGACACGAGCGAGAGGCGAAGCGAAAGCTGCTGACTGATCGGCAGCGGAAAAACAATACTCACTTTTTCGAGTTCAATCGCGAAGCTCTGATCCAAATGAGTTTCGAAACGAAGGTCAACGGAATCTATCGCCAAACGGAAATGGGGCTGATTACGTGGAATGAAGGCCGAAGAATGATGAACATGCCTGACATCGGGCCGGACGGTGACAAGCGATTCCACCCGGCAAACTGGATGGAGGACGGGGTGGAACCTGTTCAAAATCCTGCTCCGGCTGTGCAGAATCCCGCGCAAACTTCGGACAAAACACCACCAGAAACGCCACAGAACAGCGTATTGCGGGCGATGATTGCCAGTTCCGTGACAAAAGGCATACGAGTTGAGGGTAAAAGGGTTGTACTGGCTGCAAAGATGCGAAGTGATTTTTGCGGATCGCTTGACGACCTTTATGTGAACTGGACGGAAAATTTTATTGAAGATCTCGGCGTGAAATCGCCAAGTATTCTTAATGAAGTCGCAAAACATAGCGAAGAAAGCAAGCGTCAACTTCTCGATGTTGCTGGTGTTGCAACAAGTTCAACACTGGAAAATCACGTGAGGGAGTTGGTTGCGTGCTGGTCTGATCGTGGGGAAATTTTGGTTGACAATCTTTTGAGGGCAGCGGTGAAATGACGCAAAATGCGAGCCGTATATTTCATGTCGGCGCAAAGGCGGCATGGCAAGCGATGGCCGCTGTGCCTAAGCTTGGATCCGAGCCAGATGACATGAAAGGGTTTATTTGCGTGGCTCATGATGTTGAGATGTTGCCGCAAACGCTCTTAGCTCGGCTGCTGCTACGTCAAAAGCAATGGAAAGTCACGGCCCTGTTTGTCCCGAAATAACAAGAACGGCATTAAAATGAGACCACAAACGAAACTCACGGCAACGATTCCGAGACTTTATGATTCCGTTTTTGACTCGGATTTCAAAATCACCTGCTCAGTCCAAGCTGACAGCGTCGACGTGTGGCTCCACGGCATCGTCGGTGACGAATACACGCAAACGGACTCAGCATCGATCAGCAAAGTGTTGATGTCGAATCGCGGCAAGCCTCTCAACCTCTACGTCAATTCCCCTGGCGGGCTGGCCTATGACGGGGTTGCGATTTTCAACGCGATTCAGGCCCACACTGGACCGACAACGGGCATTATTGAAGGGCTGGCAGGATCGGCGGCCAGTCTTGCGGTGATGGCGTGCGACACAATTAAGGCTTATGCTACCAGCAAGTTCCATCCGCACTATTCGCTCTGCATTGCAATGGGGCACAAGGCTGACATTGCAGACACGCTGCTGATGATGGAAAAACTGGACGCGGATCTTGAGCGACTTTACGCTACGCGCACTGGAAATTCGGTTGAGGTTACGAAGTCGCACCTGATCGGCCCACATGGAGACGGAACGCACTTTACGGCGGCTGAAGCAAAGGCAGCTGGGTATGTCGACGAAGTGATTCAGATCACCGGCAAAAGTTCGCAGGCTAGCAAACCGAAAAACTCTGTCAGTGCAGATAGGTTGCGAGCGATAAGGCACACACATGATGTGATGCGCAAAAAGCTATTGACGAAATAGCCACGGATTGCTAGATTCTGGAGCACAGCCGAAAAGCCTGTTTAAAGGATATCGGCAAATTTCGGCACGATGAGCATTCAAGCAGCGTCGGTCGTTTGCAGATTTGGTATTTCCAAACCTGTCAGCGACCGACGCTGTTTTCGTTTGGTCCTGACTCAAAATCAAAGGATCAAACACAGTGGACGAATTTCAGAAACTTGTTGGCGAGCGAACCGCCCTGCTTGATCAGGCTCAGGCACTGGTTGACGCAGGCGTGACGGCTGGCTCACTCAGCGAAGACGATGACAAGAAAATAGGCGAATTGCATGCTCAGGCAGAGGCCTTGACTGCAAAAATCAACGATCTTCAGGCCGCAAACGATCGAGCCGCGAAAGCACTCGACGCACAGAATCGGCTCAAGGCAACTCGCCTGAATCCGCTTGTCAACCGCATCAAGAACATTGGCACGAATGCCCCAGCGATGCCATCAAATGGCGGCAACGGTGCGTTCAAGCTGCCAGCCAACGTTCGACGGTTCAATCCGACCAACTTCGCACCGGAAGCGGACGAAGCAGGACGGCAGCCAGTTGAGCGAGCGTATCGTTTCGGTCAGTGGGCACTCGCCACCGCCACGATGTGCATGCCCGGCAAGTTCCAGTTCTATAACGCCGTCGAATACTGTCAGCAGAATGGGCTGATGAACGTTCACGGCGAAGGGGGAAGCGACGTTTCCGGAGCGGGAATTTTTGTTCCGGATGAGTTTTCAACGGATATCATCCGGCTCGTTGAGCAATACGGCGTTATACGTCGCTTGGTTCCAGCGGTGTTGATGCGTTCGGAAACGAAAACAACTCCGCGACGAATTGGCGGATTGACTGCTTATGCGGTTGGAGAAAACAACGCCGGAACAGAATCAGATGCCAAATGGAACGAAGTCAAACTCGTTGCCAAGAAGTGGATGGTTCTGACTCGCATGAGCAACGAGCTCGCGGAAGATTCTGTGGTGTCAATCGCCAACGAATTGATCCGTGAAATCGCTCTGGCGTTCGCTTACACGGAAGACCTTGCAGGGTTCACCGGAACTGGAACGTCAGCGTTCAATGGTATCGTGGGAATTCTCACGAAGCTTGACACGCTGACGGCTGGAACTGCTCCGGGCCTGATTCTTGGTGCGGGCAATGCCTACAGCGAACTGACGCTGGCGAACTTCAGTAGCGTTGTGGCCGCTTTGCCACAGTATGCAGCCGCAAGCCCTCGCTGGACCTGCCATCGCACGTTCTTTTACAACGTGATGCAGCCTTTGGCTCTGGCTGCTGGCGGAACGACTGCGGCCGACATTGCCAACGGCATCGCAGCACAGTTTCTCGGCTACGCAGTCGAGTTTTCTCAGGTCATGCCATCAGTGGCGGCAAATAGCCAGATTCCTGTCATCTTTGGCGATCTCGCACTGGGCTGCCAGTTTGGTGATCGTCGCATGATGAACATCGAATTCAGCGATCAGGTTTCCGTTGGCGGGCAGTCCGTTTGGGAACGCGATCAGATCGCAGTGAAGGCAACTAGCCGAAACGATTTTGTGTGCCACGATTTTGGAACCAATTCGGCCGCAGGGCCAATCGTTGGCCTGGAAATGGCCGGAAGCTAATCGACGGCTGACACGATACGCGGGGCTTCGCGTTGAAGCCCCGCATTCTTTGCGAATCATCCTGTAAGGGGAAACTATAGTGAATCACTTGAGTACAAAACTGGTAAGCGTCACGCCACCAGCGGCAATCAGCGACAACGCCACACTTACGACTGGCGAAATCGACACGCTCGGCTGGCGATTTCTTGACATTATCGTTTATCTCGGAGCAACCGACATTGCGATGGCGGCCTTGTCTGTCACTCAGTCTGACACTGCCGGAAGCGGTCACGCAAATATCACTGGCCTCATCTGGGGAACGTCGACGAACATCGACGGCAGCACTTCAGCGTTGCCATCGGCTACGGATGACAATCTGTTTCAGCGGGCTCGAATCGACCTGAAGGGCAAGAAGCGTTACATCGACGTGACGGCCACGACTGGCGACGGAGCAGCCGGTTCATTCGTCGCAATTCTGGGCATTCTGAGCCGTCCGGAAGTTTCACCAGCATCCGCGAGCGAAGCGGGCTGCAACGAAATTTTGGTGGCGTAATCATGCAGACAATCACGTTCCTTCGTGGTTGGCAAGGGCGGGCCGTGGGGTCGCAAGACTCACGGCTGCCTCTTGGCATCATGAAAACTCTGATTATGGCTGGTACTGCTGAGTTCACGACTCAAGTAATGCAGCAGCCGCAGCATCAAGCCAAAAAGCATCGATCGAAACGATGAGCACAACCTACAAAGTCACGACAGAGCCGACGACTGAGCCAATCACACTGGATCAGTTCAAAGACGCTCTGCGCGTGACTGGTTGTGACTTCGACGAGCAGCTGACGGAACTGCTGAAAGTGTGCCGCAAGCAGGTCGAGCACGACAGCTATCGGAAGCTGATCACTCAAACGGTGACGATGTACATGGATGACTTCCCGGATGAGGACGAAATTGAAATTCGTCTTGCTCCGGTGTCGGCCATTAACTTTGTGAAGTATTACGACGAATCAGAAACGTTGCAGACGTTGCCAGTCGGCGACTACTGGACGAATTTAATTGAAACACCGCCGGAGATCGAGCTGAAACTTGGCTACTCATGGCCGATGGTTCAGATCGAGCGTCCAAACGCAGTTCAGGTCGAAATGGTTTGCGGATACGGGGCAGCGTCTGCCGTTCCTGTCGAAGCAAAACTGGCAATCAAAGAACTCGGCAAAATGAACTGGAAGGACTGCACAGGAAGCCGGGCAGTCTATGACCGGCTCATGAATCAACTGGCGTGGACTGGTTACGGAGTCGCACAGGAATGACGAAGCCAGCAACAAAAAGTTTACTCGCCACCTTGCGGCAATTGATTCCTCAGATTCCTGAGCATTGCACGCGGGTAGAGTTGATTCTTTCAATGAACGCAGCCCCTGAACTTCGTTGTGACTTCATTGTTAAAGACTCTGAGGCAAAGGAGATTGAAGAACACCACAAGCGTTACTCGTTGTCAGAGATTGAGCCATGACATGCCTTTCCGAGTACGACAAGAAGGTGACGATTCAGAAAGCTGTTGGCACACCGGACGCTCACGGTCACGTCGATCTGACAACAAGCAGCAACTGGCAAACCTACGCCACCGCGTTCTGTAAAGTCATAACAAAGGGCGGTCGAGAGTTTTGGAAAGTGCAGCAGGTCAACGCAGACACTGATCAGGCCTGGACAGCGCAATGGACAAAGACACTGCAAAACGTGACTCCTGACATGCGGCTGATTTATGAGGGCAACACTTACGAGATTCTGACGGCAATCGACGTGAATATGGACCATGAGGAAATTCAGATTTTGACCCGTCGTAAGGTGGTGTGATGTCTGCGGTGACGGGTGTTGCCGAACTCGACAAAGTGTTTCGCGAACTGTCGAAAGGAATAGCAAACAGGATAGCAAGACCGGGGCTTGCAAAGGCTGGCAGGCTTGCAGTTAAGAAAGTCAAAGCGAGCATTCCAAGCAGATACAAGACCGTTCGCAAGGCAATCAAATCGCGGTCGGTCAAAACAAAATTTAATGGTGGCGTGGTCGGCGTAAAGGTCGGGGCAGGCGTGGCCCGCAAAAGAGAATCGGACAAAGACAGAAGTGGCAAAAAGGGAGTTGGAATCGGGGCTCGCAACGTTCATTGGTGGTTTGTTGGAACCGGAGAACGGCGAACGCGGGCAGGCAAAAGAACAGGCAGAATGCCGAAGCAGGCAGTAGGCGTTTCTGATGTGCTGATGTCAGCCAGAGGCGAGCTGAATGAGATCATCCGACGTGGGATAGAAAAAGGCATTTGGAAAGAAACGGTTAGGCAGTCCAGAAAGCGGTTATGAAAAGCGGGTTGGTTTCATTGCTGGCGAACGAATCGACGGTCAACGCAATTTGCGGGTCGCGAATTTACGTCAACAAGGCACCACAGAAAGCCACGTTTCCACACATCGTTATTACTCAGATGAGCAGTGAAGAAAACCCGAGCATGGACGGCAGTTCGGGGCAACTACGATTCATCAACTTCGACATCGACTGCAGGGCAACAACGAGCGTTAAATCGGAAGAATTAGCGAACGCAGTCAGGGTGTTTTTGGATGACTACACAGGAGCGGCTGGAAGTTACACGATCGGCGCAGTCGTCATGAATGACGAAAGCGACGACTACGAATCGCCGCAAGATGGTTCTGATATTGGCGTCCATGTCGTGACGCTGGATCTTGATGTTCAGTTCAACACATAAGGAAAACGCACATGGCCAAACTTCGGTGCAAAGGCACGATCATCAAGCAGACAATATCAGCCTCATTGACGGCGGTTGCTCAGATCACTGATTTCAATCATGACGGAGCAGAATCGGAAACCTTCGACGCGACGACGCTCGACACTTCCGGGGCTGGTAAAGAGTACAGCCAAACAGGCTACTCCGAAGGGGGCAACTTCGGGTTTACAATCTTCTATGACGACACTCTGGCAGGCCATCAGGCAATCACGGATCTTGTGACCACTCCTGCTGCATGTGTTTGGAACATCACGACCACAGCGGCCACAGCGGCCGCAATGCAGTTTACGTCTGCTGGCGTTGGGTTTGGTTTCACCGGGGCCATGAATGACGGATTGAAGGCTGACGTGAGCCTCAAAATTACCGGCTTGCTCGCTTACTCAACCTAATCGGAGTCGGCCTTGAAAATCAAGTTTGTACGATCAGACAACGGCGTGGCTGCGGCATTTGATACGCCGGAATACGCGGAGCAAATCGACAGAAGCTCTGGGCAGCCATTTTGGAAGCTCGGGGCTATCGTTGAAGTCGATCGGCGCGGGGCGCAATTGCTCGTCGGCAATGGCGACTGTGAGCCAGCGGACGAAGAAGCTGAAGCAGCCTGTAAAAACTGGCGAGCAAATCGAGATGCCATCTTGCTTTCTCGTGAGATGCTGGCCCGTGCGATCGACCCAGAAGACCGCGAGCGTTTTCGCAACGGCGAAATTCTTGGCTACGACGAAAACGGCAACGATATTCCCGGCCCGAATTGGATCGAGCCGGACGACGACGACACCGAAGAGGATGACGAATGAGAGTGATTCCAACGGCCGAACAGTTTTTGACGGCACCAGAACTAGCCCAAGCAAAAAAAGACGTACCAGTTCCGGAACTCGGTGCGGGCATGGTCATTCCAGTGTGGGGCATGACTCCTCGTGAGCGTTCGGCGTGGGAGGATAAGCAGAGTCAGCTTTCGGAGTCGAAACGAGCAAAGCATAAGCTGCAGGTCCGCGAAAGGATCCTCGTTGAGTGCTGCCGCAACGATGACGGCGTGCAACTGTTCACAGCAGATCAAATTGAAGCACTTGGAAAACGTCGTGGCGATGTGATTGAGCGACTGGTCAACGTTGCTTTGGACCTGTCGGGCTTTTCTGAACAAGACATCGAGAAAATAGCAAAAAACTCAGACGCAGCCCTCGAAGACTGACAGCACTTCGACTGGCTGAACACGTTGAAAAGACGTTAGACGTTGATGAGATGCTGTCAAGAATGTCGCACCAACAACTAGATGAATGGTGTGCCAAAGACATGATCGAACCAATCGGAACCGATGCTGAGCTGTGCCGCATTTTGACAAAGATTGGCAGAATGATTGCGGCGTTTATGGGGCAGGAAATGAAAGACCGTGATTTCATGCCGTGGATTGCAAAACACAAAAAGCAATCGAAGCCGAAAGCTTTGTCGCCTAAGCAAAGCGCCATCGCTATTGCTTCTCATTTGCGAATTCTGGCAGGAATGAACTGATGGCAGTCATTGCTGGGGATCTTGTAACAAGGCTCGGCGTCGATGGGCGGAAGTTTCAAAGCGGGCTAGCTAAAGCACGCGGGGAAACTCGCAGCTTTGCGGCTGACGTTACGAAGATCGTTTCCGGCATTGCGATCGTGGATGTTTTCAAATCGTCAGCATCCAGCATGTTGGGTTTAGCGTCTGGAACTGTAGGGCTTGCAGCGTCTGCAGAAACCGCTTCAGTGCAATTTAAAGTGCTTACAGGATCTGCCGAATCAGCTGCGCGGGTGATGGATGAGATAAACAAGTTTGCAGCCAGCACACCTTTTGAGTCAATGGAAATCACACAGGCGGCAAAGCAGTTGTTAGCGTTTGGTGGTGACGCTGGAACTGTGATCACTGAGCTTAAAACACTTGGTGAACTGTCCTCCGGCATGGGAATTCCATTGACGGAACTGGCAGAAATCTACGGCAAGGCTCGCATTCAGGGCCGTTTGTTCATGGAGGACATCAATCAGCTTCAGGGACGAGGAATCAACATATCCGCGGAGCTGGCGAAAGAGTTCGGCAACGTCAGAGATGCGGTCGAAAAAGGTCAAGTCAACTTTGGTCATCTCGAGCGAGCATTAAAGGCCATGACAACCGAGGGCGGCGATTTTGCCGGGATGATGGTTGAAATGAGTCAAACGTTTGAGGGGCAAACATCAACCTTGCTCGACAACATTAAATCTATCGGAAGGGGAATCGGCGAAGCAATACTGCCTAAGCTGACATCAATGGTGTCTGAGATCAACGCGGTACTGGCTAAGTTCAACGAACTTCCGGACAAGATCAAATTCATTGGCGATGTAATCGACGCATCAATGGACGTTGCGTTTCTGTCGGTCAAAGATCGATGGAAGGCCATGTTGAAGGACATGGTTCTTGATGCAATGAAGATCGACTGGATGGGGCTTATTAATCCAGTCGAAGGCCAGGCAATGGACGCTCTTGGCGCACTGATGCAGAAAAAGCCGGGTGAGCAAGACATGGGCGTTGCAAAAGCACGACTTAAAGGATTGCTTGATCAGATTGCGCCAAACGGCGAACCACCAGCAAATGCAGGTGCACCGTTTCAATGGCAAGGTCCACGAGAGCAGGGATTTGCCGCAGCCATTTTGAGGAACATGAAACCGAAACCCGGAGAGCTGGGTTCAGCGTTTGAAAAACTGTTTTCGGCTGTCGGGAACGACCCGCTTGTGACATCTGTAATGGGTGGCATTGGCGGCATGTTGGACCGTGCAAAGATCAAGGGAGGCGCACTGGCGGGCATGTTCGAAAACTGGTTCGGATCATCTGATTGGGAAAAGAGCAATCAGGACGCCGCCAAGAAGCAGGAACCGCAACTGGCTGGAGCAATGGCGGCTGGATCACAGGAAGCGTTTTCGACAATTTTCGCGGCGATGCTAAAGCGTGGCAAAGATCCAAATGTCACAGCCACAGAAAAGCAAACGAAAGAATTGAAAACAGCATTGAAGCAATTGAACCTTCCGAACTGGATGGCAATGGGGGCTCTCGGATTATGAAAGCAAGAATTGCCGTAACTCGTTGGGAAGAAAGTGCCATGAACTGGTCGCAAGCAAGGCGAGATGCGATCAAGTTCGCCCGAGTAACGAGAAGCAATCCAGATGATGCGAGTTCTCCAGTCACGGGCTTGTGGGCTGTTTACCGCAGGGGCACGATTTTGGAAGGCGAGTCAGCAGAAAACGCCATTGCACAAGGCGTTGCGGTCGAGGTGGATGAATGACAATCACATACCTTGGCGAAAATCACGCTCCAGCGACGAACACAAAGGGCGCTCGCAGCTATACACGAACGTTCCGGCTGACGACATCAGCAAAAACAGAGCGAGCTTACCACGTTGGCTCGCATGCCTCACTTCCAGTGATCGGAGAAGTTCATCCCGACGACGCTGGGGCATGGTGTACGACGCTCAATGTCGATCCGTCAGACCCGTGGAAGGGCTGGACCGTCACGGCTGAATACTCAACAGAACGCGAACTGGCCGAAGATCCAACAGATGACCCAGCTGAAATCACTTGGGGGTACGAGCAGTTCCAAAAAGCAGCGATCACAAACTACGCTGGCGAGGCGATTCTGAACAGTGCTGGCGATCCGTTTGACCCGCCAATCATGATTGATGATTCGCGGCCGTACGTCACGATCTCGAAAAATCTCGCGTCGGTGCCTCTCTGGATTATGACATATCAGGACGCGGTGAATTCTTCATCATTTGTCGTCGATGGAGTCACTATCGGTGCTGGCCTTGCGAAAATGCAAAACATCACGGTCACGCGGGGCCAGTCGCGAAACGGGACAGCATTTCGGACCGTGACGTTTTCCATTCACCTGCAGAAGCAAGGCTGGCAATCGCGGCAACTAGATGCTGGGTTCAGGGAGTTATCGGACGGTTCAGGATCTGGATCCGGCAGCGGTTCAGGTGGCGTTGAACTAATCAACATCAAAAACCCCGGCGACGATGAATTGCCAGCGGCCCCGGTTCCGCTCGACGGATCTGGTAGAGCCTTGGAAAATCCATCGCCATCCACGGCGCAGTATCGTGTAGATATAGTTTACGAGGCCAAAGACTTTTCTGCACTGCCACTCACATGACAGAACCGGCGATTGGCTTTAACCAAGAAGGTTACGAAGAGTATAGGCAGATTGCGCGTGAAGTGTCGCGTCGCGTCATGAATGACAGGCCGCATCGGGGGCGATGGCAGCAGAAAGAAGCTGGATCGCTACGCGTTGCGTGGGGCACTCTCGGCCAGGACACGGGCAAAGATGACTGCACTCTAACGGTCGCACTCTATCGCGGTGCATCACTCGAGGAGTTCATTCCGTTTCTCTGCGGGCCATGTTCTGAGGGATCTGGCAGCGGTTCAGGTTCTGGCTCCGGAAGTGGATCTGGTGGCGACTGCTCCTTCCTCGACATGGACCTGAGCCTCTGCGATAGCCTCGGAAGTGTGACGGCTTTGGTCCCAGCGGGCTACAAAGCGGGGCCAGTCGGACTGATCAAGATGCCGACCTGCGGAGCCTCTGGAAGCGGCTCCGGCTCGGGATCTGGTTCGGGATCTGGATCTGGCAGCGGCGGAACGTGGCAAGGCTGGACGGTGATCGTTGGGCGGCGGCTTCGATGTGTCACAGAAATTCCAAACAAAATTGAATGTTGTCCCGTCGACGGTCTAAAGATTACCGAATGGAATCGAATATGGTTCTTCGGGGAGGCAATGTCGCAGCGGCTTGACCCTTGCAGTACTGGAAGCGGGAGCGGAAGTTAATGGCTGATGCGTCTGCAGATTGCTGCTGTGGAAAGCCGTGTTGCGGGCGAACCAATCTGCCGGCAATTTTGTACTTGACTGTCACTGACCTTGTTAATTGCACCTGCAACGGATGGCTTGGCATCACCATCGAATTGAAGAAAACAAATATAGGCCAAACGTCTGGGCTGGTGCGATGGGCTGGCTGTGCCACAGGACCATGTACCACGATTAACGGCGTGACAACGACGCAAACTGTTTATTTCATGCTTGACTGTACCGTTGGGCAAATACAGCAGGTCGGAAATCCATCAGACCTAATCCTGTCTGCTGGATCTACTCCAGATGGTTCAGGAGTCGATCGCTGCGTAGATGCACCATATGAAGAAAACGGCATTTTAATTGGTGGTGAGTTTCCGTCAGTGCAGGCTAATTTAAGCAGTTGTTCCCCGTTGGTTCTTGTATTCAGAGTGGTAACTGGCGACGCGGCGGGCTCGATCTTTGAGGCGCTATGTCAAGATCCGATGGCTCCTCCTGGACCTGTCGAATGGGAAGTCACGATCACGGAGTAACGCAGTGAAAGAGATTCTGGCAATCGTGCTGGTCGGCCTGCTTTCATTTCCCGGAGCCTATTCTGTAGCCCTGATTGCAAACGGAGGGGCCGAACTAGAGCGGGCAATGGTTGAAGAAATGCAGGAACAGGCACGGCAACAGGATCTTGAGCTATATCTGTCGATCAAGCCAGAACACAGGTGGCAGCAGTGAATCAGCTCTTCGGAAGAATGCACGACATAGCTTCAGGCGCGGCCGGTCTACCAGCAGAAACGGCCCAGCGTTATCGAGAGCAGTGGTTAGCGGAAGGCTACACGCTTCCCGAGTACGATGAGACAGCAGCGGCCAGAGTGATCGAACCACAGAACCGCCCCGGCGATGCCCTTCACGGCATTCTGCGAGAAGAACACGGGTTTAAGATCGCCTCCTGCAAGTGCCAGGAGTGGATCGACAAGATGAACGCTTGGGGCCCTTCCGGATGCAGAGAGCATCTGACGGAAATCGTTGATCACCTCTACGAAGAAGCCTCAACGAATCCACAAGTCAGTCAGGCGATTCGGCTCGGGCTGCAAGTTCCGATCATCGGCCCGATGGAAGGCAGACGAAGAATCACGGCAATTGTGAGGAGAGCTGTTGAGATGGCAGAGACCGCCCCGAACCGAAACACCACTCAAGAGGAACTGGCGATCCGTTTGGCGTCACCCGCGCACAAATGGCCCGCAGGTTGGCGAGACTGGCCGAATGTGATCGAGTATCACCGGGAGCTGCTGAGGGCTGAACTGTTCCGCGACTGTCCCGCGACTATCCCGCCACTGTCCCGAGCGATCCTGATCCCAGCTGGCGGGCGATGCCAGATTTACGACAAGTCAGCCCCTCAGTTCTATTTCTGGGGCGCGTACGCTGCAGCCTGGGTTCTCCGGTCATACGGCTGCACGTTGCCGATCCAGTTCTGGTTCCTTCCAGGCGAGATGGAGGAGATCGAGTTCTGCGAATTGCACGCCCGAAGAGTGGCGGCAACCTGTCATGTGGTCGATACAAGCGGAATGCGATGCGTTCACGGTTGGCAGATCAAGATCAATGCGATCCTGCAGAGCGAGTATCAGCAGGTGATTCACCTCGACGCGGATAACATCGTCACGAAAGACCCGTCGTATCTGTTCGACTGCGAAGCATTCCAGCAAAACGCGGCCATGTTCTGGATGGACAACCCGAACGTGAACGACTTTCACGGGCGAATCATTGAGGACCAGTGGAAGCGAACGGGCTCCGATCGACGGGATCGGATCAACGATATTGAAACAGGCCAAATGGTGATCGACAAAATCCGAGGGGCCAAAGCACTGCAGATCGTGAAGCACTTCGCAGATCGTGCCGACTATTGGGAAGGGTTCAACGGAGGAGAGCGAGGAGTCTGGTACGGAGACAAAACGTCGTTTCACATGGGCTTTAAGCTGACAGGAACACCTCACCACATTCAGCCGTGGAACCGATGGAACGCTGGCGGGTTTTATGAGCACTGCGATCCTGACGGCAATGTGATCTTTCAACATGCGTGCCATCGGAAAGGACATCTGAACAACGGCCACGCGATCCAGAACCTAAAGGGGAATCAGCTGATCGAGGAGGCGGCCGCGTTCAAAGGCCCGCTAAAGTTTCTTGACGGCACAATCGAGGACGCTTTGCGGTGCATTGCTCCGGAACGCTGTTTCGCAATCGAGTCCGATCGAATCAGCCGAGAAACGTGGCTCGATGTGCTAGGCCGGAATGAATACCTGCTGGCTCCGACGATCCCGGCCAATGCCGTCGTGATCGATATCGGGGCGAACTCCGGAGCGTTCAGCTACGCCTGCCTCCGCCGAGGTGCGGGAACTGTCGTAGCATATGAGCCAGGACCGGTCGCAGACTTAGCTGAGAAGAACTGCTCCGAGTTTGGGAGTCGGTTCAGCCTAGTGAGGAAGGCGGTGTGGCGGTCCGATCAGGAAGGGATGAGGTTGGAACTCGCTCCTTCCCACAAGGAACTGCACTCTGGGTCTATGTCGGCAGTGTTACCTCAACGAGGTCCCCGCATCACGGTAGAGACGATCAGCCTCGATTCAATTCTTCAACAGTTCGAGAGGGTCCACATCCTCAAGCTGGATTGTGAAGGGGCTGAATACCCGATTCTGATGACCTGCACCGAACTCCATCGGGTGGAGCACATCTTAGGCGAGTATCACCACGTGAATTTCGAGTGGTCGATCGATAGCCTGAAGCGGCATCTCGAATCGGTTGGTTTTGAGGTTTACCGAATCATCCCCCACGAGAAAACGCACGGCAATTTTTGGGCACGAAGAAAGCATGGTTACGGCCCGGAGTCGAGTGGATAAACAACGCGACTCAAAAACGCAGTCTGGGAAGGGCCAACTCGATCGGGTTGGCTCGCTGCGTTTTGCAAGTAAAAAACACGACTTTCCAAAATCTTCTCGCAAAACACTAAGTGTATATTGCATTGCCATACGTAGGGCAATACATTGCGTCTCAGTCAAACCCAAACACCAAGCCAAGGACGCAAGCAATGCACTACTTCCAACTGACAGCTGGCAAGAACATTTACACCTGCCTGAGCATCGACGAGGCTCGAAACCTCCAGCAGCGAATCGGCGGAATCATCGAGCACCAGTTCTCGAACTGAGACGAAACGAAGGCACGAAGAGGCCGCTCAGAAATGAGTGGCCTTTTTTATTTGCAACAACGACGCGAATCATGATTGGTTGTTTTGTCATGGAAGTGGTTATCGAAAAATGTCAGAATGATCTGTTGACATTGTTTCGAGTTCTCGCAAGACTGTCCGCACGTTGGTGCAAGCGACGTGACAATCGAAATGAACGGGGTAACCCGATTTATCAAAAGGCTCGTTGAACTGCTTGCACCAGTTTGACGGGTCTTTTTTTGTGCAACGGAGTTTCGATCTGCATTACTGCGGAGCGAAGCGGTGGAGTGCAGTATGCGTATCGACTTTGATACCCGCTCGGCTGAAGACTACGCCCGATTCCTCGCAGTCAGGCGATGCCCGATCTATCAGTTCAAAGGATCGGCCGCAATTGTTCCAGACGAATACGCCTCGATGGTGGGCGTGAAGGCAAAACGAAAAACAGGCAAAAAATACACTCCAGCCGTCAACCTGTTCGACTACCAGGCTGACATTGTTCGCATCGCAGTTGAACGTCGCAAGTATGCGATTTTTGCGGACTGCGGACTCGGTAAGACGATGATGATTTTGGAATACGCCAGACATGCTGCCACGGTTACTGGCGGACGAGTACTGATTGTGTCTCCGCTTATGGTTTGCAGGCAGACTGTAGATGAGGCGGCAAAATGGTACGGCGAGCGAAATGGTATCGATCGTGTTCGTGCTTCGGATCTTCAGTACTGGCTTGATGGCGAGTACAACGGTTTTGATTCGCAGATCGCCGTCACGAATTACGAATCGATTCGTGAAGGACTAAGGCCGGGAAAGCTGTCGGCGTTGATTCTCGATGAGTCATCAATGCTAAAGAGCCATTACGGAGCATGGGGCACACGACTGATCGAATTGGGCCGTGGACTCGACTGGAAGCTTTGTGCGACAGGAACGCCGGCCCCGAACGATAGAATTGAATTCGCAAATCACGCGGTGTTTCTCGATCGAGCAAAAACAGTCAATGAGTTTCTTGCCACCTACTTCATCAACCGTGGCGAAACGCAGAACCGATGGGAACTAAAGCCGCACGCCTTAAAGCCGTTCTATCGTTCGCTGGCTGATTGGTCGATCTTTCTAACGAATCCAGCAACCTACGGATGGAAGGATAATGTCGGCGTCACTCCACCGATTAATATTCACATTGATCACATTGACCTGACCGACGAACAACGCAAGGCCGCTCAGGCTGTCACCGGCTCGCTGATCACAAACAACGTCGGCGGCATTGGCGACCGTGGCAAGCTGTCGCAGATCGCAAAAGGAAAAGGCGGAATTGCATCGCTGAAGCCAGCGTTTATTAGGGCACAGGTCGAGAGTTGGCCGGATGAATCGACAATCATTTGGTGCCACTACAACGACGAGCAAGAGCAGATGGAAAAGCTGTTTCCTGAAGCCGTCAGCGTATCCGGCGACACAAAAGAAACAGACCGAGAAGCGGCTGTCGATGCGTTTAAGTCCGGCCGTGTCAAAGTGCTTATTACGAAGCCAAAGATTCTTGGGTTCGGCCTGAATCTGCAGGTATGCACTCGGCAGATATTTAGCGGCATAAAGGACTCATACGAGGAGTTCTATCAGGCCGTGAAACGATCCAATCGCATTGGATCAACGAAGCCTCTCAATGTCCATATTCCAGTGACAGAGCTGGAAGTGCCTTTTGTCGACAACGTGCTGAGAAAAGCCGGGCGAGTGCAGCAGGACACTGAAGAGCAGGAATCACTTTTCAAGGAAATTGGCCATGCATGTTTTCGATGATTCAGAACAGTTCCACGTCCATCACGGCGATTGCATTCCGCACATGCTGGAAGACATGCCGGAAGACTCGGTCGACTTTGCGATATTTAGCCCTCCATTCCCGTCGTTGTACGCATACAGCGATGCAGAGGGCGACATCGGCAATGTTGATTCAATGGGGATGGAAGCTGCCGTCCATTTGTCGTTCATGTTCAATGGACTTGCAAGAGTTCTAAAGCCAGGACGGGCTGCAATCGTCCACGTCTGCCAGATTCCACGAATGAAGCGATCTGGCGGCGTTGGGCTTTGCGACTTTCGCGGCACTAACATTCGGCTCGGTGAACGTGCCGGCTTGGTGTACGAATACGATTGGAGCGTTCGTAAGAATCCACAATCACAAGCCATTCGAACACGATCGCGGGAACTTCAGTTTGCTGGACTTGAATCAGACCGAGCAAAGCAACGCGGCACCTTGCAAGACTACCTGATTAAGTTTCGCAAGCCTGGAGAAAACGTCGTCGCGATTGACGCTAAGGGCCAAGTCAGCCGAAACGATTGGATCTCATGGGCCGAAGGTTGCTGGGACGACATCCACGAAACGGATACTTTAAACACGGCGGCTGCAAAATCGGACGACGATACAAGGCACATTTGCCCGCTGCAGCTTGAAGTGATTCGGCGTTGCGTACTGCTTTATTCAAATCCTGGCGAAATTGTATTCAGTCCGTTTGCCGGTATCGGATCGGAAGGATTCGTTTCGCTCGGCGGTGCATCGCCAAAGACAAAAAAGGCAATCTTTGACAAACGGCGTTTTTATGGCTGCGAACTCAAGACCGAGTATCACAATCAAGCCCTAAAGAATCTGGAACTTGCAACACGCCAACATTCGTCAGTGCATCAATCAAGTTTGTTTGCGGAACTTGAGGAGGCCGCAACATGAAGAAGCAAAAGCAAACAGATGCATCGCAGGTTCGGATGCTACCACCGCTGGACAATTTAACGCTAGAAGACTGGGCGCGTATTTGCGAGCGAGTTGAGTCACGTTACGGAAAGCGGCCAGACGCAGTTTTTGATGAGGAGCCCGCCCGATGAACCAATTAACGCTAGGCTTTGACACGCCTGCCAGCATCAGCCGCAAATCCGACCCGATCACCAGCCAGAAGTCAGCGGCGGAGTTTCAGAAGAAACTGAAAGGCGCAAAAGCCGCCTGTATGTTCATTTTGAATCACTACACGTATCCATTAACGGCGCGAGAAATAGCAAACAGGTGCGTGCAGTACGCAGGTGGATTCGAGTCGTCATATAGGGCAAGACCATCAGAACTTGTAAAAGATGGGTTTGTCGAGGAATGCGGTGAACGCAAGTGTGAGGTGACCGGAAAATCAGCGATGACGTTTCGCGTGAAGGAGCAGCATCTATGCCGCGAGAACTAATCGATCTCACGCAGAAAACGTTCGGCAAACTGATTGTCATTCGGCTCATCGAAATACTTCGAGCCAATGGAGAAAGCAGACCGTACTGGATGTGTAAATGTTCGTGCGGAAAGCATGTGAGAGTTCGCGGTGATGTCCTGCGTGATGGGCGAAAAACAGATTGTGGATGCAAGACGACAAAGCAGCATTTTCGCAAATCGATTCTTGAGGTGAACGGACAACGGAGAACGGTCGAGCAATGGGCACGATTCTACGGAATACGACCGAGCCACATTTATGACCGACTTCGATGCGGAATGAGCGTTGAGCAAGCAGTGACAACTCCAGTCGGGAAACCTGGTGTCAGGATTAGGAACAACGAGAAAAGGAGCCTCGAACATGCTCGCTGAAATCGCAACAAAGTGCTTTGTGTTTTTGATTCTTGTGATGCTCGGATGCTTTGCGGCCGGCTCGTCTGAGATCGCATGTGAGCGGACAGAGCGCAAACGAATTGAACGGCAGATCCGTGCAAAGTATGGAAGAACTTACTAACCGGCGAGCGCAAGGGTGCACCGGATTTCTACTCCCTCAGAGCCTGACCGATTGGAGAAGAAGCCAACGGCTGGCCCCCGCAAGCCATTAAGGCTGGTCAGGCTCTGATTTGTCCTCCTGCGAACAGTCGCCAAGGGTCGGCGTTTTTTAGCAGTCACGCCGAGACTGTTCGCAGGTTTTGTGTTCTCCCGTGAGCGGTCCAGGTAGCACTGATGGCGTGCACAGACGCCATGTACCGCTCACTGGCTTTGTTCTAAATGAAAGGATTTCAGCATGTTGGTGCTCGGAAGGAATTATGGACAGGAAATCATCATGACCGTTGGCGATGAGACAATCATCGTCAAAACGATTGAGATGACTGGTCGACAGGTAAAGCTCGGGATCACAGCGTCTAAGAACGTCAGAATCGATCGCAAAGAGATTCATGATGCGATCATGGAGACCGGATTCAATCCGGAAGCGAATCCGGTGAAGCCCACGGTTATTCGAATTGGCGAGCGACTTCCGGGCGAGCTGATGAGGAGAAAGCCGCAATGAGTAAGTCTACACGCCGCAAGGATGCGAAGCTAAACAAGACCGACCGCTACTTTCCGCAGGAGTACCCAAGCGCGGAAGAGATAGCAGAGCAGAAACGCATTCAGGCGGAAATACTGACTGAGAAAATGGCAGCAGGTCCACCAGAACCGGAAGGAACGTTTGTGCGGCCGACAAAGGTTTACTCTTTAAACATGCTGCCAAGCGGTCGCGGCGTATTGAGGGGGCAAGGATGAGAGAACTGGTGGTGCATCACGAGCCAGTCGGACAGCCACGACATCGCATATCGACACACGGGAAACATGCCCGCATGTACCTGCCAACAAAGCATCCGGTTCACGCATTTAAGCGAGCGATACAGGCGGAATTCGGCAAGCGGTTGCCATTCCATGAGGCCGTTGAAGTGGTCGTCAACGCATGGTTTCCACGACCAAAGTCAAAGACATGGAAAACACGGCCGATGCCATCGTATCGACATATTAAAAAGCCTGATGCTGACAACGTACTCAAGGCGGTTTTGGATGCACTGAACGGGCTGGCGTGGGTTGATGACGCTCAGGTGTTTTCAGCGACCGTAAGAAAATTTGTGTGCAGTGGTGAGTGTGTTCCTAGGTGTGAAATTGTGATTAGAGGAGTGAGTGAATGAAGATCTTGAAAGGTAAACAGGGCGGACCACGTCGCGTCCTGTTTCACGGGACGAACTTTATCGGCAAGACAACGTTTGCTTCGCAGGCATTCGGCGGGGCACTGTTGGCGAATCTCGAAGACGATAGAGACGTTGACATGGACAAAACGCCGCCAATTCGAACTTGGGACGAGTGGCAGGAGTTTTGGTTGCATTGCGACACAGCGGCCGCAAAAGGTGAGTTTTCTTATCGCTGGATTGCCATCGACACAATCGACGCTTTGCAGCGGATTATTGAGAAGCAGATCTGCAAAGAAAAGAACGTCGAAAGCATGGCCGACGACAAGTTTTCGTATGGCAAGGGCAACAAGTTTATTGAGGCCATGTGGGACAAGATCAAGTTTCAACTGGATTGGCTGCACACCGAACGCGGGCTGGGAATCATCCTGCTGGCACACAGCGAAGCCGTGAAGATCACTCCGCCAGATGCGCCATCCTACGAACGCTGGGAACCGTCTGTCTGTGAGTTCGCTCGTGATCTTCTTTGCGATTGGTGCCAGGAAGTTTTCTTTGGATCGTTCCGAACTTACGCAGTCAAAGAAGACACCGGATTTAATCGCACTCGAAACATCGCGGCGGGTGGCAGCGAGCGTTTTGTCAGGACGCAGCCAACGGCGGGAGTCCGTGCCAAGAACCGTTTGAACATGCCGGAAGAAATGGTTGAGTTTTCGTTCGAGAAGTATGCAGAGTTTTTTGTCCCGAGTGAAGTTTTGAAAGGTAATTGAGATGG